GTAACAGTAAGAGTGGGTGTAGCGATGAGAGATACGTTACCGGGATAGGTAACTGGTCCACTGGCGACAGCAATTCCAGGAACCCGACGCCTAGCCGGACCCCTAGCATTCGGCCGAAAGACTCCCCCACCGTAAGCCATTATTAACCGATTTCGTGGAAAACAATGGTAAATGCGTAGTTACCGGCGGGAGGAGCTACGTTGTGCTTAAGAGCAAAGCCATTAGCCACCCCAGCGGGCATGAGGATATATTCTTCGGGAGTGGGCGCCCAATCGAAAATCCAACCTGTAGCCGATCCCCAACCCTCCTCGATAAAGTCACCGTCCGTACCCTCAGCGGTAGCGGTACGACCAGCAGTACAGCTTGCATCGGGATCCGTAGGATTACCCTTGACAAATGTTGTCGCAGCGATAGATGAATAAGTACCAGCAGCGGTTTTCTGAACCATTCGTACTCTGGCGTTAGCCGCTGTGGGAATAGTGGCCTGAGCCAACGTGATTTTAGCTCTAACTATCGCTAATGGCTTAAGCGCAGCACAATGCACAACTAGATTGGTAACAGTACCAGGGTTGGTAATTACCTGTGAGACCGTATATGGCTGCGACGTAATGGTAATCAATGTTATCTCCTATATTGCGGCCCTCGACGTTTCGGAACGTAAGCAGCCGCAGCCACTCCAGCAGCTTCTTTAATTTCTAAAGCTACACTGCGATAGTGAGCGGTTGCAGGACCTCCAGAACTTCCATAGTTACGAGTTCCAGCAGCTTCACTCGGCCAATAAGCGGCATAAACCGTCAAGTCAGTTTGTTGACTACGCTCAACCAATACGGCAGCGGTAGCGGGAACCCATGCGGTGCCCACCGCTCCCGCGTCCCAATCTCCCATAAGAAATGCAACACCAGAGTTAGCTTGGGAAACGACAAGACTGACTACTTGAGCCGAACCTGGACTCGCTATCGATGCTACGTTACCAATTCCAGCTGAACCTTTAGCCAGAAGAACGTAGCAGCCCCACATTCCACCCTGAGATCCCGCTTTGGTACGAGCTACGGAAACAGTAACACTACCATCAACCGTAACCTGAGCAGTTGCGGTGGAAAGCCAATCCTCACTAGTGGTTGGCTGAGTAAGGAGTTCTACCGGTTCTGTCCATGCGGTAGTGCTTCCCACGGTGGTAGTGGTAGTACATGCAGTAACCGCGTTGCCAGAAGACATATCGCCAACAGCAAGCATGAAAAGATAGTCTCCAGTCACACAACCTGTGACGGAGACAGTCTTGGGAGTTGTCGTGGTATTCCACACCGATTCAAACGGTGTTAGTGAGAGTGCCACGATTCAACTCCTCAAAGAGCTATTGAACTAATTAGCCCATACCGAGGACAATCGCCGAAGCTGCAAAGGAAAGGGTGTCTCCAGAGGCAGTCGTTCGAGAGGCGGCCAAGTTCCCATAGAATTTGCGCGTGGGAGTGTTATCCGTTGCGTCTACGCTCGTTACCGTCGCCACTGGCATATTGGTATAGGAAACCACGGCGTTATTGGTTATCTGACGGGATGCAGCAGTGTTCCATGACGCTGCGGCAATGGTTTGAACGGCATAACCACCACCGGAAACCTTGGTACCCGCCGCTGCGTCGCTTCCCACTGCCGTACACAGGTCGAGTTTAATGGGAGGAGCCAGCGTAGGATAAGCCGTCTTGGCTACCAGTGCTTCAAGATACCTGTTAGCCTCAGCAGTATCGAGAACGGCCATCAGAGTCCAGCTCCCCTCAGTTCCTCTTCAGTTGCATTCTTCCGGAAATCACCCGATGCATCGGGAGTCGTAAAGATTTCGGCCTGTTCCTCAACTGGCTTCTCAGCCTCGGCAACGAGACTCTGCCACAGAATCTCATCCTTTTTACCGTCGGGACCATGGCCCTGCGCAACGGCATCGAGAACTGCCTTACAGGTCTCACAGCCCATCATGGCGTGGCAATCAAAGTGGTAATAAGCCACATTGCCATCAGCAAGGGCTACTTGGTCCCTGGGAGCCTTATCTGTCTGTCCACAGCCAATGCAAATCCGATCAGGTCGGACATCATAGCTTTCCTCGACATCTGGCATGGAATTTCCTCTTCTTTTGTCAAGCTACACCGTCGGGATGACCGTTAATGGGCCACGAATACCCATGATCTCACTACCATCATCGGTCTTTAGGACTCTAATACCGTAAAATACCCTCTCAAACTCCCAATCCATGCTGATATCCCCAGGAATTCGCACTACGAGAGAGCCATTTTGCGGCACGAGACCGGTATTACTCACAGGCCAAGTGTAGAGAGGCGTTTCTCCATTATTTGTCGTCTTGGCAATGGTACCTGTGAAGGTAAAACCAGTGCGAATATCGAGAGGAACATCAGTTTCCGGGTCCGTTGCCATGAAAATGACCTCATAGTCATTACCCTGAACGATTTCCATCTCGAAAAACATGGTTTTAGCCTTTTTTAGCCTTTTTAGGTCTTATTTTGGCTTAGCGGGAGTCTGTTTGGCGTTTCCCTTTGGCCGAGTGCGCTTTTTCGCCGCAGCAGGACTATTCACAATGCTTTGAGCACCCGCAGGAGTAGGTTGAGTAGCGCCACCTGGAGGTGGGCCCACAGGCGACGGAGGGATTTGCCCAGCCGCTTGCGCTCCAGCGACCATTTGAGTCGCAATACCAACTTTTTGACCCAATTCCTGTAGGCTTCCGGGCGAATCACTACCCTCATTCATGCTTGCCCTGACTTTGCCCTCATCTAGTTCCAATAGAGAGGCAACTCGACTCTGCAACTGGTCATAGAATTCAGGGTCTACGTTGGCACCAGTTGACGCTACAGACTTGAATACGTCAAGGACAGACAGCTCATTCTGCTCAGAGAGCGGTCCAAACGTGAAATTGGGGCAGGGAACCTTTGAGCCATAGTTATAGCGCACCAAATCGGCAACTACGCCATTGGTGATTTGCCGAGCCATATCCCTTGCGACCATTCGACGGGCGCGAAGGAACATCTTTTGAGCGCTTTCAGCAAGCGCATACGATCCCTTACCAGCAGAGGCATGCGCCGTCAGATCGCTAAATCCGGCCAGGACGGCATCTGACATCTCAGTATTCAGGAAGTGGATAGCGTCCATATATCCACTTGCGCCGTGACCACCGGATTCAAATGGCTCTACCGTGGTGTCTTGCCTAAGTCCCACGACTCCCTTACTTCGAAGCGTGGCAACCTTTTTAGCATCAGCCACTGCCTGCCGGTCATCGGGGTTCCTGACAATGGTTTTAGGCAAATACGTCTGGTCGAGGAACTGGTACCAAAGCCAACGCAGTTTCCGCTTGGTAATATAGCACCAGTAAGGAACCCGCATTGAGCTAATCCCATGGATAGGATCTCTCCACGTGCCATGGATATAGATGAATGCGCGCTCCATGGGCACCCAAATACGATTTCCTTGAGGGTACAGTCTAGGAGTAGGCTCAAACCGTACGGGAGTCTGCCAATATCCTCGAAGGTCGGAATTCTTCGCGTCATAGGAAAGCTCACAAGTTTCTAAGGGACGCCAAGCAAGCTTATCGTAGACTACTTGGCCTTTCTTCTCCTTAAAAACCTTCTCGAAGATGGCTTTCTTATAAGTAAAGCCCATCGTCATTTGAGAGATAAGCTGCTCTACGGTCGTTCGAGGTCCACCCTGATGTGGAAGATCCGTTAGCGCATCCAAGACGAATTGGCGGATTTCATCTGCCTTTCCGCCTGTCGCCGTAGAGCCATCGGGGTTAAGAGCTGCCTCAATTTGCCACGGAGCCGAGATAATGGGATAAGTGAGTAATAGCTCAAGGTTTGCAGCTTTTCCATCTGTGCCGAGCATTTCCTGATATTCAGAGATCGTACCATCGGGAACCTCAAAGACTTTCCCGTGATCGTACCCGCCGAAAGTGTCATTCCACGCAAAAGAGGATCCCAGCTCGCCATATGGCGGAGGATCTTCGTTAAGTTCCTTTTCTACGTAAGAATTCGGGAATGTCACCTAAACAATCCCCCTAATGATGTGTCCTGCCTAAATAGTGGTTCAGTCTCATAATCTAAACTAGGCTCATCGGGTGGGCTAACCCAATCGATGCCGCCCATTTCGTCATCGTCATCATCCGCCATGGGATCAGTTTTGTCCACCCAGTCGAATGTAGACTCCTCAACCCCGAGATCCCTGTCGCCACCCAGCCAACTAGCAAGGATTACCGAGTCGCCACGGTCGGGAGAACGACCAAGGCGTTTCTTAATCTCTTCCTTGCTTTCAATGACAATCTTGCCGCCCGCCATAGACTTCCAACGGGCGACTGAGAGGTCCGCCGCTAAAAGTTCGTCAGGTGGGAGGCAAAGGGTTGGATTCTTCCCCGGGTCAAGAGCATCACGCAGGCGCCAATAAGCCGCAGCGCGAAGATTATAAAATTCGATTTGCCCAGAGCTATCACGTAGAGTGGTTCGGTTCCCCGCGTTGAATGGCAGTGCGGACATTCCGCGGTCTCTAATCTTATCGTAGACACCTGCGCCCACTCCGTTGGTATCGACAACCGCCGTCGCGTACCTATTCTCAATGACTCGGTCGGCAGTTCGCTCTGTATCGCCTCCAGGTAATACCTCAACGGAAGCGACAACGTCTCCCCAACGATGGGCGAAAGCGGTTTTGTCTCCTCCGAATCGCGCAACATCTACTCCCAGGATATAGCGGCCAACCTTAGGAGATCCAGCGTCTTCCCATTCCTGATAGCGTTCCTGCGCTCGATGCACCCATCCCAAAGGAATGGTGGACATTTCGTCTGTTTCGGGGAATTCGCCGAGCACTTTGGAAGTCCAGGTGGGAGTGTCCCGCCCGACCTCCTTTTCCATGAATTCAATCCAGTCATGGCCTGTTAGCTTCCGCTTGGCGTCTTCCGTAACCTCTTCGCCCGTGAAGTTCGGAGAGTCAAATACGGAAATCTGAATGACGTTCCAACCCGAAGTAGGCTTACATACCTTGGCGAAATGACTATTAGGGTCGTCAGGGTTTCCGATGGCAATGATTCGGTTGTTTTCACCGGTGACCATTGATAAAGCCGCAATCCATAGCCATTCGTCGACACCACAAGCTTCATCGATGATGATGAGAAGATTGTCACGGTGAAGGCCCTGAAAGGCATGCTTATCGTAATCCTGGGGCTTTCGCCCGAATCCGACCTCGGTATTATCGATAATCCAGCGATTTGACCTCTGAACTTCACCGGCAAGCTGCGCCTTTCGATGAATCTTGCGAATTTCTTCCCACATGATCGCGCCGACCTGCCGAGAGGACGGAGCGGTGGAAATAACCATTGTATCGTCAACGGGATGGGTATCAATCCACCATGCGGCCAAATTCGACGTGGTAAAGCTCTTTCCAACGCCGTGACCGGATTTTACAGCTGTAAGCTTATGTTTTTGGACACTACGGCAGATTTCGCGCTGTTTTGACCATAAATCGACGCCAGTTTTGTCTTTTACCCACTTTACGGGGTCTGTGGGCAGGATTCTGGCGCGTAATTGCTCTCTTGCATACGCGAGGGCGTCAAATCTGGTTTGTCGAGGCATAATGGGCCGTTACTGACTCGTCAATGATTTGTCCGCCCCCTGAGGGAGCCAATTGCTTATGGGCATAGTGATCTACCCGTGGAGAAAGATTAGCCTCTCGCTCTAAAAGGTCCAGGAGTAGAGCATTCGCCCGAGCTGCGGTATCCTCGGACAATCTCAGCTCTTGCATGACGTTCATAATCATTCGGATCATCATATCGACCTGAGCTTTACCCAGGGAGACGATCTTATCGTGCAAAGACACCTTACTCATTGCACCAAGGTGTCTGGAGACTCTATCCAGCGCCCTTTCGAACAATACAACGTAAGTATGGACCTGCTCTTGCCCAGCTCGATCCTTATATCTCCATTCGGAGGGAGATAGTGTATCGAGATGCGTTCTGGACTCGTCAACCCATGCTTGAATGGTCTCAAGGGTTGCGGCCATCTGTTCTAGTGCGCTGGTATGGTAATCCTGTTCTGGAATCTTCTTAGCTTCTTCTACCAACTGCTCAATTTGTGAGGGGACTGTGATCCTCCCACGCTGAACGATATCCATTATGTGCTGACGACCACGAGGAGTGTCTAAATGAAGCTGGCAAAACTCGAAATCCA